ATGTGCGTCAACTTCCGCCCTCCAGATCCTGAAATGCTCGAATCCGTCATGGGCGTGATCATCAACCTGCACGACACTGGCTTCTGGGAGCGTGAGACTTGGAAGGACAAGGTAGCGCCAATCGTACGCCTTGGCGCGAATGGCAAAAGAGAAGTGGCGCGAGCGACCTACGGGATGGTGCCGCGAAAGCAAATACCGCCAGGCGTGAAGGTTTTTGAGACCATGAACGCTCGTGCGGAGACGATTGGGGAGAAGCGTTCATACTCGGCAGCGTGGCGGCGCAGTCAGCTATGCCTGGTTCCGATGACGGCCTTCTACGAGCCAAATTACGAGACCGGCAAACCGGTTCGATGGGGGATCGGCATGGCTGACCAGTCGATGTTCGCGGTCTGCGGCCTGTGGCGAGAATGGGAGGGAGAGAAGGGAACGGAGCGCAGCTTTACTCAAGTAACCATCAACGCGGACGACCACACACTGATGCGAAGATTTCACAAGCCTGACGACGAGAAGCGCGCGTTGGTAATTGTGCACAAAGACGAATGGGACGACTGGCTGGCGTGCACCAATCCAGAGTACGCGCGCAGCTTCCTGCGCCACTACCCTGCGGAGCTGATGCGGGCATGGGCATTCCCGATACCGCCGCGCCCCAAGAAACAGGAGCCGGTCACGCCGGCGCCAGACTCACAGATGGGATTGCTATGACAGAAGAACTTGATGGCGGCCGCCCGGCCGAGGGCGACCTGGTGCGCATGCTCGGCGATCCGGATGGCCAGGTCATGTGGGTGACGTGCCCTGCCTTGGGCGAGGAACACGTTGTGGAGGGAGTGAGGAACGGTATCTTGTGCGAGTGGGTGCTCGACGGCGAGCCGATGAACGAGGTGTTCAGACCCGGCCAGTTGGTGGTCGTTGGTCGCGTCGATGGCGCCGGCGGCGCCAGGTAGAAATCAGATCAGATCCGCCTCAGCCTGACGGCGGATTACCAAGCCTTTCAGCACCTTGCCTCCGCCGCGAATCCACTTCCGGATCTCGGCCGGCACCTCCGGCCAGCGCCCAGCGTTGATTCGGCGACGCATCGTGGAGGCCTTGAGGTTCCCGGCGCCCAGGTTGTAGCACCAGTCGATGATCGCGGCCAGACGCTCCGCCGTGTCGATGCCAGGGCACAGCCTTTGAACGGCAGGCAAATAGACGTCGCGGATTTGCAGAAACAGCAGCCGCTCCGCTTGAGCTTTCGAAATCGGCGGATCGTTCAGTGTCACTGCGCGGCCATCGGCGTAGTGCGTGGTCCCGTAGCCGATCGACGGCACTCCAGCTGGGCACAGATACGGATGCAGGAACAGGCCCTCGAAGCGCCGGCAAAGCGCCGCCGCGATTTCCATGGCCAGTTGAGCGTTGCTTGCCGATGCGGGTGGAGGTTCACCTGCAGGTGATGCAGGTGATGCAGGTGCAAGATCCGCCGGCGCCGGCGCGGCGGCCTGCCGGGCAATCCACGCCCGCGCGCGCGCAAGCACCTCGGCGGCGGCCATCACTTGCCCCGCTTGAACAGCGCGCGGTCGGCCAGATAGATGCCCAGCGCGGCGCCGCATACCGACCAGCCGTTCTCGTCAAGCACCCACCATTTGAAGTAGTGCCCGCTGATCATGCCGATCGACCAGGTCGCCACAGCGGGACGAATCACGCCGTTCCACAGGTCAACCAGCCAAACGCCGGTTGCGGTGGTCGTGCCGCGCACGGCCGTGAGCCAGCCATCTGCCTCGATCTTGCCTATATCCGCCTCGCTCTGCACCCGGATCGTTTGCACGCCGAGCTCCGCCTGCAGGCGGATTGCTTCCTGGTTGCGGGCATGCGCGGCCGCGTCCAGTTCGCCCTGTAGGCGCAGGCGCTCGATTTCGTGCTTGTGGTCCTGGCTCGCGGTCCACCAGGACGAGAGCTCGCCCCAGATCATCCTGAACGCCGTGCCGCCGAGGAAGGAAAACAGTGCTGAGAACATAGGATGCCTCTCTATTTTTTTGCGCGTTCGAGGGTATCGACGCGCAGGGTTAAGTTGTCGTTGGCGCGCTCCAAGCCGAAAATCTTGTCGCGCAAGCTGTCGATGCGGGTGTCGCGGTCATCGAGCCGCTTCTCCAACTTCTGGTTGGTGATGATGAGTTGGTCCAGTTTGTTGGACTGCCCTGCGATGTTCCACAGGGTGGCGCCGAGCGTGACAATGATGGTTGCGGCTGAACTCAGCAGCCACGACAGCGGAACTCTCATATCCACAAATTGACGATCTCCACTGTTGGTTGAATTGGCCCGGGTGTTCATTCGCCGCCCTCCCCAGCTGGCGGCGCCGGCGTGATCGGCACGAGGCTGGTGCCATCCCAGGTGTAATTTGCCGCAGCAAAATCCTCCGGCACTTCGACATCGAGGACCTGGTACGCGCCGATCACAACGAATGGAAGGTGGGCCGCTGGTTCCTCGTACTCCACTCCAACCGGCCAGACCCGAAGACGCGCGCCCAACTCATCCACGTCCACCTTGCTATACGGGCCAAACAGCCCCACCTCGGTGCTGATAATCATGCGATCCTCACTTGTTCAAGAATTACGCGGGCATCGGTGCCCATGGAATACGCCAGCCACAATGCGCTCTGGTCGGCGGTCTTTGCCCCTTTGATCGGATCAGCGATCAGCTGCGGCGAGGTGCGCATCGTACCCATGTCGTTGCCGACTGCCGAGTACAGGGCAGGCTTGGTGCCGTCTCCCAAGGTGCTAAACGACAGACTCGCGTATTTGCTGAGCACCGAATTGTGCAACTGCTGTTTCGGATAGATATTCTGTACCGGCAAGCCGTTGGCGACGCTGGAAGGGCCAATCCGGTACGAATTCACCGCCACGAAACCAACATTGGTGACGGTTTGGAAGGTATGCAGGTCATTGCCATTGGCCGTCGAGATGGTCCACGCTGCCTGCACTACGCTGGAAGCTCCGTCATAGTTGTTGCCAGCCGGGGCCACAGTCTGCGTCGATAAAGAGTAGCGTTGAACGCGAGAACCCAACAAGGAAGCAACCCCCGAACCAGTGTCCGAGAACGACGAGAAATCAGTGATGAACTCCCCGGAGGCGTTGGTGCCGGTCACCGCGATTTGAATATCAAAGCCCCAAGACTGCGCTTGTACTGAGGAAGGCGTGGTAACAACAGTCGAGGCCGAGACATCGGACGTTAGGGTAAGAGTAGCCCCAACAATGGAGGCCATCTGCACCCGGGCTGTGCCATTGATGAGCGTGACGAACCAGCGACCGGTATCACTCTTGCGCACCGTCATACCATTGATGGAAGTTGCTGATGCAGTCTGTGCCGTCCCAGCCGTAAGGGTGGTGCCCGAGGACACTGTGTAGGGCGTGATGGACTGCAAGCTGGCCGTGGACGTCACAACCCCAAAAGTCGCGGAGGTGCCGGTGATCATGGCAGGCGGCGCAGTTCCAGTGACCCCCACCACTTCCGTACCCGGGGCCGATACGACGCCAGCACTCACGGTGCGAGCTTGGAGGCGAGGAGCGCCAGCGGCATTCACATAGCCCAGTACAAAGCTACTGCCGACTGGAATAATCTCCAGCAGGCGGGCAGAGGCTGCCCCCATAGCCGTGGTCTGAGCAGTCCCCGGGGTGATGTTCAGCCAGTACGGGTCTCCCGGGTCAGACTCGGTGTTACTGAGTACCACCATTTGCAATGCAGTACTGTTCTCAGGGCAGGATGCGACCAGCACTTGGTGGTTATCTAGTGCCAGCGCCACCACATTGTCCATCGAGCCAGTACCACCCCATGCGGATCGGATCAGGGTGAGGGGACCGAAGTAGCTCGACCCATCAATATTGGAGCCAATATCGGTGGCGGGCTCCCAGTAGTGGATGATGGCGTGCAGGCTGGTACCATAGATGAGGAGCATGGTCCGGAAGTCATCCAGCTTGATGGCACGCACAAAGGTCCCAGCACTACCCGCTACCCGCGCACTGGCAGTGGCCCGCAGACGGATAGGCTTGCCGACAGGCGAGGCGTCGGGGAATACCCACTGGGCTGCGAAGATCCCTGTGGCGTCGTTGTGCGCAGCCGTGGAACGTCCCGGAGGCAAATAAGCCACAGGGGTTCCGAGGTTGTCGCTCAGAGTCAGATCGTTGTTATACGTGTCGTCTGGGCGGTTGAAAATTTCGAAGATGTGATACCCGGCTGGTACATCGGTGGGATCTGGCATGACCAGCGCCGCCGCCGAATCGCAAGAAACGATTTGCAGCTTCTCATCGGTTGGTTCCAGTTGGCGAGCTTGGGCAAGTCCCGAATAGAGATAGCTGAGGCCGCCTCCCAAGAACGAAGACACATTGAGGGGGCCGGTGAACATAAGGTCCCACGAGGTGTACGTGCCAGAGCCTTGGCCTTGCGTCACTTGCATCGACAACGCGCCAGTGCCAGTGTTATACGACTTCACGTAGCCATCCAGCGTGGTGCCTTCTAGCGTAGACACTGCGGCGCGGATGGGCATGTTCTTCTTGAACGCCTTGCCAGGCTGCACCACGAAGCTCTTGATGGTGCTGCCGGTCATTGAGACAGGACTGGTACTGGTTGCAACGAGATCAGCCGCCGCAATTGCATTAGTGGAGGCAGCTTGCGCCTGGCTTGCGGAAATCCCGGCGGCGCTCGCGCTGCCCGCTGCCGCTACCGCGCTTGCAGCAGCAGCCACCTCCAGAGCATTGACGTTCTCCTCGAGCGCGTTGGCCTCGCTGCCCCACTCCGGCAATTCCGACATATACTTCTCAGAGCCGGCATCGAACTCTGCTTGCGGCATCGTGCGGCTCGGCAGCCCCTCCATCAATTTGGTGATTGGCATTAAACTTTCCCTTCGATTTGCATTGCAATCTTCGATTGCGTGAAACCCACGATGACGGTCTTGAAGCTGCTGAATACGCCGCAGACCAGGCTGAGATCGAATTGCTTGGCGCCGATAAAGACCACGGTTTTTTGCCGGAAGTCGATAAGTCGCTCATGGACTTCATCCACCGCGTCGTTGTCCAACTCGACGTCCAAATTCATGCGCTTCGAGTAGCCGCGCACTGTGGTTTCGCTGGTGCCGTCGAAGTTGAACCTGGTGCTGGAGTAGTCTTTGATCTCTGCTTCCAGGCCGTACTGCGACAGGCCGACATCTTCCAGTGGGCCGATGCAGAACATCCCGCACTTGGCGATGCCGCCCGGCTTTTTGATCTTGATTTCGTAGGACGCGGCGTAGTACATCGGCAGCGACACCGTGCAGAATTGCCGGCGGCGCCGTATCCGCTTGAACAGCCAGTTGAAGAAGCTGCTGCCGGAGTTCGAGATGATCAGGCTGGTCGTCTCCGAGAAGACCAGCCCGTCGGTTGGGTCCGTGCCTGTGATGACAATCTCGTCCGCCTCAATATTCCCCAAGTACAGCGCCTGCGAGATGGCCTGTGGCCGCACCACCTGGACAATCTCCTCGGGGTTTTCGGTCTGCGTGTTGTTGTAGGTGTCGAACATCTTCCAGCGGTTCGTCGCGCCCACCGGAAGCCAGTACGTCGCGTCGGTGAGCGCACGGCCAGCGTTCTGGCCAGCTGTCGCCGTATGCGTGCCAGACTGCGTGCCGGTGGTTGCGATGGCCGCGCCGCCAGCGGTGAGGCTGAGCGTGAAGCTGTCGGTGGCCGGCGCGCGCACGTAGTACAGCGTGTTCGCGGCCAGGCCGGTCGGCAACGCGCCCGTGGTCTCGAACGAGATCGGCGTGTTTGCGACCAGCCCATGCGCTACCCAAGAAACCACACCTGGCGAGGCAATGGTGATGGTGACGGCGCTGCGCGTGCCACTTTTCGACTCGTAGTTCAGATGGTTGACCACATCCATCACCCGGTCGCCCGCCGCGTAAGCCTTGGTCAGCGACTGCGCCGGGTAATCGGTCTCCGGTACATTGGAGCTCACGAATACACCCGGGTTGGATACCGGGATCGGATCGAGGATGATCATGCTGCTAACTCCTTCGTCGCCAGAGGCACGTCCCCATTTGCCGAGGCCTCAAGGGTGTCCTGCATCACCTTCGCGCGAGCTAGCATGAGGTCGTAATCGCTCTTGCCTTTGCCTGGTGCGAACTCACCAGCTTGATTATTTATATCGTTGAGGCGCTTCGATGCTTGCGCCAACTGATTTACCGATTCAAGATTCTTGTCAGCCTTCGCCTTGTCCATGCCGCCGCTTTGCAGCTGGATCAGTCTTTCATTCCTGGCGATTTGCTCGTCCAAGCCCTTGATGATGCGGACCTGAGCTTCGTCGAACGACTCGGCGGCCTGCGCGGTAGCTTCTTTCGACTTGCTGCCCCAGACCGACCATGCAGTTGCGGCGAGGCCGAGCAGCGTCACGACGGCGCCGATTGGACCACCCAGCAGACCCATGGCGCGGCTCGCAAGGCCGATCGATGCAACACTAACGCCGTTGGCAGCGTTGAGCGCGGTCTGAGCAGCGGTCTGCGCGGCAGCGGCTGCAGTGATTTGTGCGGAAACGCGGGCCTGCTGTTGTCCCAGCAGGGCAAGCTCAGCGATCTGGGCGGCGCGCGCGGCTTCAGCCACCGCCAATTCGGCAGTGGCTAGACGAAGCGTGCGCAGCGCAAAGCTCTGAGCGCCGGCGGCGGTCGCCGCTTCAATGGCCGCACTGGCGGCGAGCATGTTCGTGCGCGCCTGAGCCAGGCGAGCAACGGCCTCTTCACGCGCGATTAAGATTCCGACCTGGGTAGCTTCGGCCAGTGCGCCGGCTGCCGCTGCAGCTGCTACATCAGCCTCGGCAGCAGCTATGGTGGCTGCCCGCGCCGCATTCTCAGCCGCGACCTGAGCGTACGCCGCCGTGACGCGCTCGTAGGTCTTCACGGTCCAGGCGGTGAGCCAGTTGGCGACGTTCACGGCCGCCAAGGTGCCGGCCACGCCGGCCAGCAGGTTCAGGTTGTTGGCCAGGGCTTCGATGCCCGTAGTCAGCACCGACACCGTGCCGCTGGCCTGCGCCTGCACGCCCACGAACTCCATGATGTTGTTCTTCAGGACGGTGAAGGCGCCGCCGATGGTCTGGACCTGCTTCGCTTCCTCGCGCAACTGCGCCAGCGCGCCCGGAAGCACATCGGCCATGATCTTGGACGTGATCTGACCTTCGGACGCCATGTTGCGCAGCGCCCCGATGGGCACGCCCATGCCGTCGGCCAAGGCCTTCATCAGGCGCGGCGCCGCCTCGTTCACCGCGTTGAACTCCTCGCCCCGCAGCGTGCCGGAGGCGAATGCCTGGGACAGCTGCAGCTGTGCCGATGCCGACTCGGCGGCCGTGGCGCCGGATACCTTCAGCGCGAGGTTGACGGTCTCGGTGATCGCTGCCACCTGCTTCTGCTGCACGCCCAGCTCGCGCGTGCCGTTGGCGATGCGGGCGTACAGAGTCCCGGTCGCGGCCAGATCCTGCTGAGCGAGGTTCGCGATGCGGCGAACCTCGTCCACGGCGGCGGAGTACTCGCGCTGTGACTGCGTGGCCAGCTTGATCTGTGCGTTGTACTTCGTGTATTCATCGGCCATGCGGATGATTGCACCGACGCCTGCGCCGACGCCCAGCAGTGCGAGTGCGCCCTGCAGCTTGCGCGTGGCGGCATCAAGCGCCGTGGTCTGCTGCTCGGCACGCGCGCCAGCATCTCGCATGCGTTCGAGGTTCGCCGTTGCAGGCGCGACCGAAGTCGAATCGATCCGGATTGCGAGAGTGGCGATATCAACGGTCATGGATGGCCCAATAGAAAAGCCGCCTCATGGGCGGCTGTGAATTCGGTGCGGGCGGCGCGCAGCCGCCGCCCTACTCGCTGGTCAGGTAGACCTGGTCCAGCGCGTCGATGCATTCGCCCTCGAAGGGCGAGAGGTGGATGCCGTGGCGGCGCTCCCACGCCATGATCTGTTCGTCCGAGAGCGGATTTGCAGCCATGGCGCCGGAGGTGCGCTTGGCGTTCAGCTGACAGAAGTAGCCCCACACGTGGACCAGCTCATGCGGAATGGGCGGAACATCGAGCTGCGGCGGCATGATGCCGGTCTGCTCATAGACCACGTTCAGGTGCCAGCCCAGCGTACGGCCGTCCTTCTGCTTGGCGCTGAGCTTGAGCGATGCCTTGGCGTGATCGACCAGCTGCTGCTTTAGATCGCCAAAAAATTGGCGTCAGCTTCCAGGGCGGCCAGAATTTTTGCTTCCCAGGTCGGCTGCGCGTCGAAGCACAGGTTCAGGAACTCCGGGGTCAGCGCCACCGGTTCGCCATTGGACACAAAGCCCGGTGCGCCGACCACGACCGCGATGGCGATCTTGCGGTTGCGGTCTTCACCCAGGTCGTACAGGGTGCTGGCGCCCTTGTCGGTCTTGGCGTCGATCTGCTCTTTCTTGGTCTGGCTGCGCTTGATAGCGGCGACCGAGGTAGCGCGGATAACGTCTTTGTACTGAGTCGAGTTCTTGCCGACGATATCGAAGCCAGCCAGCATGTTGCCGTCCTCATCGTGCGCGACTTCCACGGTGTGGACTTTGGAGATCTTCTCGGGGCTGGCCAGCAGTGCGATATCGAAGCCGGCCGAGATGATTTTTTGTGCGGTGGTAGTGGTCATGGTGTTGCCTTTCGCGGGTGGTAAGGTGCCCGTGCCTGCCGCCGCGCCCGCGAAGGCGACAGCGACCGGTCGGTGCTGGGGTGGCTTGCGCCAAAGAGAAAACCCGGCGCTTGGCCGGGTCTGGTGGGTTACAGGGTGGTGTCTTGCAGCAGGATGGTGGACTTGCCGGCGCCGGTGCCGGCCGCATTCGGGCCGGCCACGTAGTCGTACTGCCGGATGATTTCCTTGTCCCCGGATTCGCCGCCACCGAAGACCTTCACGTATGGCATAGCGATCACGAAGGCGCCGCCGATACCGTCGTCCAGGCGGTTGATCAGCGAGATCGCGGTCTCCTGGTCGAAGTAGTCGTCCATGACGCCGTTCTCGTAGTACACGCTGATCTGGCCGGTGACGTCGATCATGTCCATGAAGACGTCCGGGGTGACGTTCGCGCCCACCACCTTGCCGACCGAAGCGTTGCCGTTGATATCGACGCTGAAGTTCGTGCAGACCTTGGTCGCGGCCCCGTTGATCACGGCCAGGCCGGACGGGGTCACCAGCATGTCGCCGCCGCCCGGCGCCGCCGGCGCAGTGAAGTACGCCACGCCAGCCTTCTGACGATCCTGCCCCATGTAGGCGATATCGGCCGAGACCTTGTCGTCGGCGGCCAGACCGATGCCGATCGAGGCGACACGCTGACCGGTGAAGCGGTACGACTCAGCCACGGCCGAATACCACTTCTCGATGGTGAAGCTATCGTTGGTGTGGCCGCTTTCGGGGATGTAAGTGATCTTGCCCGGCACGGTCAGGCCGATGCTGCCGGTGCTGGCGGCCACGGCCACGGTCTCGGCGACGGTCATTTCCAGCGCTGTCAGCGCGGTGATGGTGTACAGCTTGTTGTTGTTCGAAGTAGCGCCACCGGTAGCCGTACTCCAGCTTGCCCGCGTATGGCAGGTTGTTCACGATCCACACCTCGCCGCCGGCTTTCACGCTAGTGACCTGCCCGGCCATACGCGCTATAGCGGCCGCGCCGGATTTGTCGACCTGGTCCAGCGTGCCCTGCGGCAGCACGCGGCCGAATTGCCAGTTGGCGCGGAACCGGCCGGTATCTACCGGCGAGCCCAGCACTGTGCCCTGCGCCACCAGCACCACGGCCATGCGGTGGGCCTTGTCGATGTTGCCGTCGCAGTGCCGGAGAAACTTCGTCAGGTCCGCCGAGAAGCCGCCGGCCATCAGTTGCCTCGCAGCTGCAGGGTGTAAAGCAGCGCCACATCGGTCGGCTGCAGTTTCGCCACCGACTTGATTGCGAAGGTGGCCGGGCCGGCCAGCACCAGGTCGCCGACGGTGGGCTCAGGAAGCGACTGGCCGTTCAGCTGCAGTGGCGAGAGCAGTAGCTGCTGGTCGCCGGACTGGATCAACGTGCCGTCGATGCGATCCGCCTCGTAGTTCAGCTTCACGCCGGCGGCCGTGTAGTCGGTGATGGTCTTGGCCGGCTTACCGGTGTCGGGATCATCATCACCCAGCACGATGCGGCGCAAGGTGACGGTGCCACCCTTCTTCCGCAGCTTGGCGTCGGTCTCGCGGGCCTTCTTGGCGTAGTCGGTCATGCCTTAGGCTCCAGATGATCGTGCGGTGGCGTGCTATGGAAGCGGACCGCCTTGATCGTCGCCTTGCCGTCGATCAGCGCGCGCAAAACACGGTGCCAGCCGTCCATGATAAAGCCTTCCTGCGACAGAATGACCGGATAACTGGTGTCGACGTCGAGCGCGCGGCGCATATGGAAAGCCATCCCGTAGGCCGATCCGGTCGGCGTCCACACTTCGGTATCCGCGTAGATTGCAGCCAGTGGCAGGTCAAACGGCTCTAGATCTTTGGCGCGCGCGATGAGGTTCGTCACCGACCAGACCTTGCCGTCGTGACTGTAGGTGTTCTGGAATACCGCACAGCCTTCGATCTTCACTACTGGATAAGCGCTCATCCGCGCACCAACTTGATCATGCCGCCGCCAGCAGCGCCGAAGAACGGCTGCAGCGCGGCATCCACAGCCACAAAGCGCTCGCGCGCCTCGGTCGTGTTCTGGAAGTACTCCGTCTCCAACGGCCCGGTCTTGTCGCGCTTGACCACGTTCGAACCGGTGTCCAGATCCGGCATAAGCGGCTCACCACGGCCAGCGCGGAAAGCCAGATCGATGCACGCGGCGACCACCTCGGCCGGCACGACGTTGCTCGGTACCGGGAAGCTGTCGGAGCACACGTCGTAGCGCGGCCAGTCCAGCGCCTGCGCCTGGTAGACGCGGCGGCCCGCCCAGCGCGCGCGGTAGTTGGCAGTCATGAAGATCGTCGCGGTGCGCAACGCAATCTCCTTCGCCGGGTCGGCCAGCGCCGCCCAGTCGGTTACGCCCAGGGCGGCGCCGCGTGCATCTGCGGCGACTACGCTGGCGTAGCTCTCGGCATCTGGCGCTCCGGTGCCGGTTTCAATGGTGAGCGTCATTGCAGCACCGGATCCAGAAGCGCGGTCAGCGCCACTGCAAGAGCGTCGTGGCCGGCATCATTGAAGTGCAGGCCATCGAAGTTGTATTGAGCCTTCAGAACGTTGCCATTGTCGAGGATTGCCGCACGGTCCAGCAGGAGAGTGCCTGTGGCGACGCAGTAATCGCGGGTTCGCTGATTCATTGCCAAGCGGTTGGCTTCCGCCGAACCGACCGAGCCGTTGGCGGATACCGTCGCAAGAATGGGTATCGTGCCCGCACGGCGGCAATCGTCCGCAAATGCTTGACACAGAGCCCACGATTTCTCGACCTTTGCCAGCGCGAACGTACCGTCGTCGTTGACCGAATAGTTTGGGAACACAAAGATCTCGGGCGCCGAGCTTGCCAGTAGATTCTTCGCATGGCGGATCGATACTTCGTACTTCTGGCCAGCCATCGCCGAGCGCAATGGTGAGACCAGACGCGCAGCGTTGCTCAATTTGGCACACGCCAGAAGCACGGGACCTGCGTAGTTGCCGGTGGAACCAACGCCCTGGAACTGCGAGTCACCGGCCTCGGCAATCGTCCATGTATTCTTCCCGTAAATGAATTCGAGTGCGGCGAGGCCAAGCACACCGCCATTTGCCAACACGTTGGTGCCGGCCGGCGTGGTGACCTTGTCACCGTTCTGTTTGTACATGCCCAGGCTGCGGCCGGCGTAGCGCGGATCGGCGTTATAGGTCGCCCAATCCGCAGGATTGCCGTTGCTGCCGAGGATCGAACTGTCCGGGACGAAAACGAGCGTACGTGCCAACGGGAGGCCGGCCGCATTATCGAGGCGCGGAATGCTGCTCACGACCGTAAGGTCGCCACGGAGCGGCGTGGGGACCACGTTCGTAGGGTTCGCGCCAACAACGTCAGTACCGGTGGCCACGGGAACCTGGAACGTCGCCTGCCCATTGTTTGCGGTCAGCGCAGCGAATGCCCCGCCCATCGCAGTAGCCAGTGCGGTTTGCGTGGGTGTCAACGAGCGCGGCGACGGCGCGATGCCCGCCTTGGTGATGGTCAGCGGCGCCGCCGTATCCCAGTTCCAGAAGATCGGGATGACACCAACGAATGGCGCGTCGGCGGCCCATTCGTTGTCGATGGTTTGGCCGGTACCGGCGCCGGCGCCGATGCTCTGACTGATTAGACAGCTGACTGGACGGAGAGCGCCACGGCCCGAAGACTTTCGAACAGCGCCAAAGGTCGCACGGGCGATCGCGCTTGGGGCCAGCGAGGATGAGCCGACTGTCGCGGAGATGCTGCCAGCCGCGCAAGTCACCAGCACCTTCTGGTTGCCGACGGCCGGGCCAACCTGCACCATGCCATTCGAAGTCACCGACCACGAGCGCGAGGAGTTATTGCCGCCAAGTGCCGGGTCCAGCAGATACGCAGTGCCTGAACTGCCAGCCTCGCAGCTCAGCGTTAGCACGCGCCCCTCTTCCAAGGTGATGGTCTTGGCGCTCTCGCCGACTTTAATCGTGGTGGTAGTGGGCATTGGCTATCTCGGTGGCGGAATTGGAAAAGCCCGCACGAGGCGGGCTGGTGGTGGGGCGAGGCGCTGTTACGGCGCGGTCAGCAGCGCGATCAGGTCGCCCTTGTCGGCGGTCGAGGGGAAGCTAACGCCCTTGGCGGTCAGTGCCGCTTTCAGTTGGTCCTTGGTCATCTGCGCTGGATCGACCTGCGCGCCGGCGTTAGCGGCGACCAGATTCGCAAGACGATGCGATTCCGCGTCATTGGCGGCGGCCTGCTCGGCCAGACGCTCACGCTCGGCGTTCAGGTTGCGCTCCAGCTCCAGCAGGCGCTCGTGGGTAGCCTGGAGGTCGGTGACGCTTGGGGTCAGTTCGCCCGACTTGAAGGCGCCGGCCAGTGCGGCTTCGTCGTCCTCGCTATAAGGATCGTGTTTGGCCGGATCGAAGTCCGCCTTGTTGATGACAATGAAGCCCATTGGGTTTTCGAAGGAGGCTGGGGAAACGACTTTTACGGTAGGAACGGTGTACATGATGATCTCCAGATCTGCGCAGGGGCCGGAGCCCCTGCTGTTGACGTGATGGCCGAGGCCGGATTAGCCCTTCAGGACCGCGATGTTCTGCGACTTCCATGCCTTCATGCCGTACACGCACGAGACCATGAACATGGCCTTTTTGAAGCCTTTGTACGCGGCGACCTCGAAGATCAGGCCGCTGCGCGGGTCTTGGATCAGCATCTTGTCGACTGCTGCGTCGCCGCCTTCCGGATCCGCCATTGGACGCATCGCAATTTCCATCGCGCCACGGTGCAGCGCGATGTTCGCGGTGTAGCTGTTGCCCACAGTGACGGCCTGGGCCGACGCTGGGATGGCTTGACGCAGACCCGGTTCAGCGATGGTCAGCACGCCAGGAGCTGCGACGCCGGCGGCGACGACATATTGGTTGCTGTCGCCTGCGAAGGTCACAACGTCGCCAGGAACAATCGTGCCGGTACCGGTGATCAACGTGATGGCGGTGGCACCGACGGCGTAGCCGGCTGTGTTGGTGGTGTAGCTTGCGCCACTGCCTTTGTTCGCGATACCGATGCCGGCCGACTCCTTCAGCATGATGTTCTGCAGGTTGAGCAGGACGCCTTGGCGCAGGAGCTGGTCAGTGCCGGATTCGTTCACCTTTTGCAGGTTTGCGAGGTTACGCAGCTTGGTGCCGGCGGCGGTGTTGAAGATCATTGACAGCTGGCCGTCGTCCGGGCAGCCGTTATCCACCAGGATCTGACGAATCTCGGCGACCTCGTTGAAGTTCGAGCCGAACGGCGTGGTGCCGGCGGTGCCGAAGGCGCGGGAGCCGGCTTTGTAGGCGGTCAGCCAGGCGGAGATTTCCATCTGGTTGGTGATGGCACGGAATGCCTGTGCGATCTGGTCGCCGTAGATGGTTTCGAAGCCGGCGCCGTTGTTGACATGCTTCATGTCCTCGCCAGTCCATGGAATTTGAACGCTGGCCGGCGTGTCGATGGTCAACGTCTTGTTGTCCACCGTCTGGTCGGTACCTTCCGGGATGGTCATGGAAGGCGTCAGACCTTGCACGACGGCCGCTCGGGTGAAGTGAGAGCGTACGGTATCGCCCATGGCGACTGCGACCGAGTCGGTGTTCAGTGTGACCGACGGGATAATGCCGATCATTTCGCGTCCGACAATATCGGCGGCGCGGTACATATCGGCGGCCAGGTTGTTCAGTACGTTGACACCCAGTACCAAACCGGTTTTTGCTTGGTAGTTCCACAGCGCGCGATATGCATGCTCGCCGACGAGGCGAGCCGCAAACTCGGCGTGGTAGACGACGACAGCACAAACTGCCCGGGCTTTGTCGGTGAGGGTATTTGCCGCGTTAGCGGCGAACGACATCGCCATGACTGCGAAAGCCACGACGCGCAGGAGGGTTTTTTTCATGATGGGTATAGCCTTTATCAAGGGTGATTTGAGTTTTCGAACAGAGAGGCCATCCAGCCCAAAGCACCCCCTTGGCATCCACCGCAAGGGCATTAAAAAGGCCCGCTCAGTGGCGGGCCGAAGACTGCAAATAGCGTATTTAGTCGACGACTTTCACGCCGTCCTTGAAGGCTGCGGCGCGCTGACCCTGATCCATGCTGTCGAACTGAGCACGGGTGATGGTTTTGGCACCAGCACCGCCGGCACCTCCACCTTTTGCTCCGCCGCCCGATGCGCCGGAGCCTTTCAGGATCATGTCTTTGTTCGGGTACTGGTTGACCATCACCTGCAGCGCTTCTTCGAAGTCGGCATGGTTGCCATGGTTGGTGGCGGAGAAGATCGGGTTGCCGTCGGTGCCCAGCGGGACCAACTTACCGTTATCGACCTTGAAGCGGTCACCAAAGACCTTCTGCGCGATGTCGGCGGGGATGGCCAGCTTGTCCGCGATGAATTTCGAACCAGCGAACGAACCGCCGATGATGTGGTTGTTCAGGTCTTGCGTCAACTTAGCGTTCTGCTCGGTCAGTGCACGCTGAGTCTCCTCGGCGGCGCGAGTGGCGTTGGCGACAGCCTCATTCGCGGAGCGGGTCGCTGCATCCTTGATCTCCTGGACCTTGCCAGCGGTGACCAGGTCGCCGTCCTTGATGTTCTTGGCCAGGCGGATGGCTTCAGCTGCGGCGGCCGGGTCTTCGATGCCAGCATCTTTGAAGGGCTTCAGCGCTGCTTCAGCGGTTTCTTTCGCGATGCGGTGCGCCTTGGCTTCACCGTTTAGGCGGCCAATCGTGGCGACGGTGCTATCCGCGTCGAACGGAGCCTCGGCACCGTCCGAATTGATGAAAATCGGCTGTTTCTTCTCGACGTCCATTGCAATGGTGCCGTCGGCGTTGAATTTGAATGGCATGGTCTGACTTTCCGGGCATCCGCCCTATCGATGGCCTTCCGGCCGTGCACCGCGTCGCGTCCGCTTGCGGCATAAAAAAACCGCCTCAAGGGCGGCTTGGTGAATCTATGGGCGAAAAAAAACCCGCCGGAGCGGGTTGGAATAATTTTTGAAATAATTTGTGGTGGAATTATGCGACCACCACCCGTTCGCCTTTCAGCAAGCAACCGACGCAGATAACCTGCCGCGTGCCGCCCTTCAGCTTCCGCGCCTGCATCATAGCGCCGATGACCGTCTCGATGAACTCTCGTCCCGAGCAGCGCGGGCACTGCAGCATGTCGGCCGGCTTGCTCGCCCGCGAGGTGCGCGTCTTCGGCTTATCCGGCTTCGGTGCGGCCGGGATCAGATGGAGGGCCACTTGACCTCCTCCGGCGCCGGTGCTGGCGTTGCGATCCGGGGATCGTCAGGCTTCAGCACCGCGCTGCAGTCACCGCCGAAGAACGGGATGTACGGCTCGCCGGCGGCCAAGTCCACCCGCTTTTTCCACACGCGGTGACCGTTGACCAGCGCGACGACGTCGCCCTCGTGCCCGGGCGGCGGCAGCAGGCGCGCGCGCAGCTCGTCTACCGACGGGACGCTGGTGGCTTGCAGATCACTGTTGATTCCGGTGTTCAAGATGCCTCGCGGGTGTAGGTCAGACCCAGCTTCGCGGCAGCGCGAGTCCAGGCCAAATGGTGAATCTCAGCCGGTGCGTACTTCACATTCAGCTGATTGGTCTTGACCATTGTAGCAACATCGGCCTGGGCCTTCGTTAATTCGGCATTAAACGCTGGGTCGATATCTGCCTCGGCAGGCCACTTACCCTTAGCCGACATCATGTGCCGATACTGCGGCGCTACGGCGCGGACCTCCGCCAGGTCGGAGAAGGCGGCGTTCCGCACGTCCGCCGGCGAGAAGCTCAGGCCGCCCGGGTGGTTGTGCGTGAACACCGCCCCCTTCATCGTTGCCAGTTCGTCTTCGAAGAACGTGACCTGGTCAGGCAAACCAGACCGCCTCAGCAGCACCTGGCCATCCGGCGCCACGAAGGCACCGAACTCGTTCTTCTCATTGCGGATCGCGTCTTCGATCTTGACGGCCGCCGCGCGGGCGGGCGTGCTGACGTCCGGCGCCACGCGCTTGTAGCCCGGGTCGTAAATGGTGAACTCGCCCGATGGTTGCTTGAAGGCGCGCGCCTCGCGGTCCGCCATTTCCTTCAGTGTGAGCGTGCGCCCCTTGTCGTTCGTGAAGATCGATGCGTCGTACTTGCCGGCGCGGTATTTCTCGCCCTTGGCCTTGCCCAGCACCTGGTCCTGCACCTCCGCCGATTGCTGCTTGAGCCAGTCGTTGTAGGTCAGGCTGCCATCGACAGGGCCGCCGGCGGCAGCGCGACTGCCATACAGGGCCTTCTGGCCCTTCAGTAGCGCGATCGAGGTGGAACGGCAGCACCAGTGCAACCGGCCGGGCCCGGCGCGCCATGGCACGCTGTGACCGACAGGCTTGTGGTCGACCTTCGTGTACATAAGGTGATCACGGGCGCGGCACTCGGGGCTGGTCTTGCCGTCCAGGGTACTGACCCACATCTCATCGCCGAGAATGTCCTCGTTCTCTTGCGTGAAGCGCGTCCGGGTGATCTGGCCAGTGTGGCTCAGCGCGGTGCGCACCACGGCGTCAACCTGGCGCCGGCTCGTGTCGAGCAAGCCGTCAGCGTACTTCAGCGCCTTGGTCCCGCGAATCTCGCGCACTATGTCGCCGGTCGTCTTGCTGTGGTCCACCACGACGGTGAACTTCGCGGCGCGCAGCAGCGTCAAGTCCGACTCGCTCGCACCGCTGGACTTCCGGTTCTGTCCGGAGGCATCTGGATAGACCGCGATGGCATGCTGCTGGCCGACCTGCTGGTACTTCGCTTTGATCTTCTCGATCATGGCCGGCGTGTCGAACACCTCCATGAATTCATCGACCGCGCGCGGCATGTCGTCGCGGATCACGAAGACCACGGCCGCCATGTGCGCGACGTTGAAGTCCATGCCGATGTGCAGTGCGTCGCCGGGCTTGACCGTGTCATCCGTGCAGTTCTTGCGCCGGTCGAAGCAGTAGTAGATGACACCCTGGTAGTTCTCGAAGCTGGCCAGGTACTCCTGGCGGAACGTGCGCGGATCCATCTTGCGCCGCGCCGCCTCGATCTCCTCGGCTGGGACGTTGCCGCCATCCACCGAGGTGTAGAGCCAGCTCTTATGATCCGGCTCGCGCCCCTGGCCATCCAGGTAGCTGTCGTAGCAGTGGTTGAAGCCCTTCGGCGTGCCGATGCGCAGCGCGTGGCCGCCGACCCGCTGCTCACCGTCGATGGTGAACTTGCAGGTGGACAGCATCGGGCGGAGCACCTCTTCCCAGGCCGCATACGGGCAGTCCGCCCATTCATCGACCAGCGCGAAGAACAGGCCGGAGCCGCGCAGGTTGTCGTAGGCGTCCAGGCCGACGATGCGCACAACGTGCCCGGCCTTGGTGGTGATCGAGCACTCAGTCTCGTTCGGCTTGGTCGCGCGCCAGCTTGCCGGGATCGCCTGCTTGAGGCGGCGCCAGAATACGCGCTTCGCCTGCTTGAAGGTCGGCGCGCAGTACCAGATCTCGTCCTCGACGCTGACGCCCCACTTGGCGGCCAGCCGCACAGCGCGCCGAATCTCCGCCTTGCCCAGGAACGTCTTGCCGAAGCGCCGGCCGCAAACCGCATCGCGGAATCGAGACTTCTTCTGCCAGCCCCAGACGTAGATGTTCGCCTGCTTCGGCGTCAGCGCGATCGGCGGATCAGAGTACGGGCTGTTCTGGGACATCTTCGTCTGGCTTCAGCACATACTCGGGCGCGGCCGGGATTCCGCCCTCCTGGGTACCGACAGGCGCTTTCGGCGCTTCGAGGCGGCGGTTCACATAGACGTCGCCTACTTCCTTGGCGGCCTGCTCGACGATCTGCATCATGAGCGGCAAGTTGCCCTTGACCTCGGCCTTCTCGGCGGCCCGGTCCAACAGGCGCAGCCGATAGGCGCGATTGGCGATACCGATCTCGGCGGACTCCTCGCGGAAGCGTTTGCGCGTGTCCTCAAAGAGCGTGCGCCACTTGATGTTCAGCGTCCGGCCGGCGTACTTGGTCGGATCGTATGTCTCGACCTGCTGGCGCGTCACGTCGAGCCTGAACTGTTCCTTGACCGATGCGACGACCTGCGTGGGCTTGTCGAAGCACGCCAGGGCCTGCACGATGAAGGCTTTTACGTCATCCTTGAGTGCCGCCATGGGAGTTGCCTTCCGTCAAGGGGCCGTCAATGTCAAGCCGCCTTCAGCAGACAGGTACCGCACGCCCTCGCAATGTTTAATTTCGCCACCTCCGGCGCGCCCTTGGCGGCGTCGATCATGCGCTGCACGTCCTCGCTCGCACCGTAGCGGCGGACCACGCCGATGAACTCTTCGACGTCGTGCCCGCGCATCTTCAGCTTCGGCATCCCGTCCTTGGTGAAGGCCGGCGAGCCAAATTCGTCGAGCTCCTGGCCGATGTGGCACAGCTCGTGCTCCACCAGTGCGCAGAACTCGGCATCGGTGCAGGTCAGGCAGTGGCTCGCGTCCAGGGTGATCAGGAACTGCGGCACCATGCCGAACCAGTCGGCCATCTGCTGTTGCTGGCGCCCCTTCTGCCACGGCCCGCAGCGGAAGGTCATTTCTTCACACAGGCCCAACACTGTGCGGCCTGCCTTCTCGAAGCCCGCCGGCGCCCAGAGGAACTGGATATCGGCGTACTCGAGGTGATCGTGATCGGGGTTGTGCAGCTGGCCGCCATCGGTGAGGATCTCAGCCCGGGCCCACGCGAGTACTTCCGGTGCGGGAGCGTAGCGGCTGCTCAATGGGTCAGCGAAGCTCGCCGGCGGGTATGGTCTGGTCTGCCCGGGCGCGGCGGCCTTCTTCGGCGCCATTACTGCGGGTCGACCGCCAGCATCACCGGCGGCATGGTGACGCCCAGCACCGTCAGCGCGACAGATCCGCCGGCGGCCAGGATTGCCAGCTCGTTCTCGGACGGCTCCCAGTAGCTCACCACGGCGTCCATGCCCTCGACCTGTATGCGGGTGATCGGCAGCGCAGCGCAAGGGAGCTCGGCCTGGTCCCAGTCCTTCGGCGCGCCCAGCACTGCGTTGTTCGTGTGGTGCTGGTGCTTGTTCATGTAATTCCTTGGTGTGGCCGCCCGCTCCGAGCTGGAACCGCGATCAGCTGCGGCCGGACCCACTCGGTCATGATTCGTCAGCCACGGCGCCCGCTTTTCAAGCCCGCCCGCTGGAGCGCGATGGACGGCCGCACGTTGTCAGGTATAGGCGATGCCGCCTGCGGCGTGGCCGGCCATGTACTCGGCGTGGGCACGCCCCGTGCGCTCACGCATCCAGGCGTCGAAACCGATCACCGATGCCGGCTGCTCGAATGGTGACACCTCGCGGCGCACCAACTCGTAGTCGCCCAGCAGCGTGCCGATCGCTGCGGCGTTGCCGTCTTTGTCGACTGGATGGTACTCGCACTGGACAGTGACGATCTCGCCGGCGGCCACGCGCAGTTCGAACGAGAGGCAATGAGTTGGCACGCCGAGCAGCTTCATCAACTGCGGGCCCAGCGAGTGACACAGCATTAGCTCGGCCAT